CTAAAACAATAAACAAAATGCTGAGAATCACAACAGACAAACACCTGGCAGAGTTGCAGGCCAAGATCAGACAGGCCGAAGCGAAAGCCGAGAATTTAGCCATTGAGCGTGATGTGCTTAATGACAAGTGGGCCAAACTCATTTGCAGCAATGCCGAGTTAGATAGAAAGTTTCAAAAGGTCAAGGCCGAGAATGAGAGACTGACAGCCGAGCGTGAGAAGATCAGAAAACAGATCGAGAAACAGGCACAGGTGATCAGACATTTGGAGGCTGAGATTGGAAGGATTAAAACAGCGCAGATATAATGAGACAAAAACCCCTGCCAATAGGCAAAACATGGGTGCAGCGATATGCCGATATGACCGTAACGATGCACGTCGTGGGCTACAATGAAAAGAGTGGCCACAATATTTGGGAGGAAAAATGCAGAAGGTATGAAAACAACAGGCCGGACTATTCAAACCTGATCATAGGTTACGAGGACAGCCGACAACATAAAGACAGCCTGGTAAGAATGGCTGAAAGAGCAAATAACAAATAGCATGACAGAATTAGGCATTGACATAGAAACCTATAGCAGCAACGATCTAACGAGTTGTGGCGTTTACAAGTACGTTGAGGCCCCGGACTTTACTATATTGCTTTTCGCATATAGCATAGACGGTGAAAAGGCGCAGTGTATAGATCTGGCATCCGGCGAGGAATTGCCAGATTGGATCATTGCCGCCCTGACTGATCCCGACGTGCTCAAAACCGCTTTCAATGCCGCCTTTGAAAGAATATGCCTAACGAAGTATTTAGGACTATCAAAGCCACTTGATCCCGCCCAATGGCAGTGTACTATGGTATTGGCAGCACGTATGGGCCTGCCTCTATCCCTGGGGCAGTGTGGTGAGGTGTTGCACCTGGCAGAAGGTAAAATGACAGAGGGTAAGGCCCTGATCCGCTATTTCTCAGTACCGGGAAAGAACGGCAAGCGACATTTGCCCGCCGACGCGCCCGACAAATGGCAGACGTTCAAAGACTATAACAACAGAGACGTAGATGTAGAGCAGGCCATCCGTAAGAGGGTGAGACGATTGCAGCCCGCCGCCTTTGATGAACTACTCTACATTGCCGACCAGGAAATCAATGATCGTGGCGTGATGATCGACCAGGTGTTAGTGGATGCAGCCGCCAGGTTTGACGATGAGTATAAGGCTGAGTTGCTGAAACAGGCACAGGAAATGACGGGAATGGAAAACCCCAACAGCCCGGCACAGATCAAGGATTGGATCAGCCAGGTTACAGGCTTTACGGTGGCATCCCTGAATAAGAAAAATTTGGATGATCTGGAAAAGCAGCTCATCTATTGGCCAAAGGCCCAACAAGTCCTGGCTATCCGTAGGGAAATGGGTAAGACCTCAAATAAAAAGTATAGTGCCATGCAGACGTGCGTTTGTAAGGATGGACGCATACACGGACTTTTGCAGTTTTGCGGTGCAGCCCGCACAGGACGTTGGGCAGGCCGTTTGGTACAGGTGCAGAACCTACCACAAAACCACCTGGAGAGTTTGGACTATGCCCGTTACCTGGTTAAGCAGGGTGATTTAGATGAGTTTGAAATGAATTACGGGAACGTCACACAGGTATTGAGTGAATTGATCCGTACAGCGTTCATTGCAGCACCCGGCCACACCTTCCACGTTTGTGACTTTTCCGCTATCGAGGCCCGCGTGATCGCCTGGCTTGCAGGTGAAGAGTGGGTATTAGATGTATTCAGGTCAAATGGCGACATCTATTGTGCAAACGCATCCCGTATGTTCAAAGTACCCGTTGAGAAACACGGCCAAAATGCAGCCCTCAGACAAAAAGGAAAGATCGCTACCCTGGCATTGGGCTATGGGGGTGGTGTATCGGCTTTGGAGGCTATGGGTGGCAGCAAATTGGGCCTGACAGAAGATGAAGAAAAGGAGATCGTGAAACTTTGGCGTGATAGTAACCCGCGAATTGTCAAGATGTGGGGTATCATTGAGAAAGCCGCTATCTCTGCCATCAAGACGGGTAAGAGCGTAACGGTACACAGAGGCATCCAGATTGGCCGACGTTGGGGTATGCTGACAATTACCCTGCCAAGTGGCCGGACGATCTGCTATCCACGCGCAGTTATAGAAACTGAGTATAACGACGGGTGGAGAGGCGACCATGAGATCATTGAATATGAGGGCCTGAATCAGACCACGAAGAAATGGGGCAGCATCCGAACCTATGGCGGTAAGCTGACAGAGAACATTGTGCAGGCCGTAGCCCGTGACATTCTGGGCATTGTCATACTCAGAGCCAGGGAGAAAGGTTTGCCCGTCGTTTTCCACATTCACGATGAAATCATTGTCGAGGCCACGCCCGACCAGACGTTAGATCAAGTTGAGGCCCTATTTAGTGAGCCGATTGATTGGTGCAGGGATTTGCCCCTGAAAGGCGCAGGGTATTCGACACCGTATTATCTAAAAGACTAAAATTATGATAGAAAATATTTATTCTGTAGATTTAGCGACAATGTACGAAAAAGGCTCTGAAGTTGTCGTGTATTGTTACGAAAGCGAAAAAGCCGAAGCGGAAAAGGAAACAAGAAAAATGGGTTATGTGCCTGTTGATTTTGTTTTCATTGATAACCATTTTTATATCCATGACCTAATCCCAAAAGGGCATTTCACTTGTGCGCCAAGGGTAAAAATGCAATGGGCTGCAAGCCCTTACACAACAACTTTTGCAAGAATGATGCTAAGCACCATATAAGTTATTAACCCAATAAAACAAACATCATTATGGAAGAAAAAGTAAAAGTAGTTTTCGAGGTTGAAAAGCAGTATATCCGTGATACCTTGCTTGCGTTAGGTTTCACACAGAAAGACCCCAAATTGGCAGCACATTTGGTTGAGGCTATCGGTGACGAAATCACCATTGACTACGGCCAGGTTGAGGACGTAAAACCCGATGAGGCTAACCAGGCTAAATTTGTGATCACCGTCGCTGCAATCGGTATGGCAGCACACATTTTGGACGAAAAGGAAAAGGCAGAAAAGACCGAGAAGGAACAAACGGAGGCTTAGACGTATAACTGAGCACCCCGACAATTCAAAGGGCTTAGAAAGCCTATTTAACGGAAAATTAACAATTAAAGCACCATATCAGTATGAAATCAGAAGAAATTGAAAAACAAATGCAGCAGTTGACAGCCGAAATTGAGCGTTTAAGGCTCAAAAGATCGGATTTGCTTGTTAAGTTCAGAGACGCGAAACAGGCAGAGTTTGAGCAACAGCACAATATCAAAAGCGGTGATCAGATCGCCACCAAAAAAGGCACACCGTACTACTATGACAAATTCGGCATTGATTGTTACGGCCATGTAGTTGTATTCTGCAACCCGGTCAAGAAAGATGGCACGGCAAGCGGATCAATCAGACATATCGACGTATCAGACTTTTAACACCCTGAGACTATGGCAAAGCATTTTATAAACTTTCAGTTTGCAGCAGTCCGGCCCGTCAGACAAAAGGAGTGGAGCATTGGACGTGGTTACATTCAGTTCAATATGGGTGGCACGGTTAGCGTCAGGACATTGCCAAAGAAATTCCATTTGCCAGAGGGCGATATTGCCGTATTGGTAGAGTTGGCATCAGGCACTCAGTTCGTAGTACCCATGAAGGCCGCAGACCTCAAAGAAGCGGGTTATGATATGCTTTCACAGGATAGTGAACTCTGCAACATGAGAGCCAAGCCCGAAAGTTACATCAACATTGCGAATCAGATTAACGGTATTGATTTATAAATCCACTGAACTTATTACATTATGACAGAAATCCAAAAAATGAAAATGGAACTCTTAGACAAATTCGGTATTGTCGATGATCCTAAGAGCGTAGATTTTTGCCGGGAGGCTTACAAGTTCCTGGCAGAAGGTGGCACAACGGTAGGCATTGATCCCGCCCACCAGGAAATTAACCCTCTGAATTGGGAAACCACCATACCTACAGAGGATGGCATCTACCTGGTTTATGCGGATGGCCGCATTGAGAAATTCACAGGTCAGAACGAAAAGGACAATGTTTCAGGCATTGGCGTGAAACGTGGAGGTTGGGCATTGACGGTTGACGTTAAAGACCAGGCCGACGGTGAGGGCATTACCCTGACAGCCTCAGAGGATAAGACCAAGGGCTACAAAGGCTACATTGACAACTATCTGGATGCAGTAGCCGATTGGAACGGTAAGGAGAACACCAAGCACCTGCAAGACATTGGACTGAATGAGGAAATCAGCCTGAAAGATGGTTGGTGGATCCCAAGCCTGGCAGAACTCTACTTTATTTTTATGAATCGTAAGGCGATCAATGAGGCCCTGGAATATGCAGGCTTTGATACCATTGATGGCGTTTGGTATTGGTCAAGTACTGAGTATTCAGCCACGCACGCCTGGTTTCTCAACCTCGACAGCGGCATCGCCAGCAGCACCACTAAGGCATCGAGCACGTATCGAGTTCGGGCAGTGTCAGCATTTATTAGTTAGTTGTTAGTAGTTAGTTGTTAAACTTTAGCCCGGCGAAAGCCGGGCATTGAATCCCTGATCGCATGAAATGGAGAATCGTTAAAAAGAAGTTCAACAGAGAGAAACAAAAGGCTATCGGCCACCTGGTTTGTGCCACCTTCAAAGACGGTAGCCAGGTTTGGTCAAAGATCAAGGACATCAAGATCAGCCCGGCAGGTGGGAACAAAGCAAAGTACGATTTAAAAACGGAACCTTGCGACCCGCCAGAGCCACCGAAACAAGAAAGCCGCTATAGCAACAAAGGCTTCAGCATGAGTTTCGATCTGAAAGCGAATAAAGAGACAAAGCGGAATATCCGTAAATTAGTAGATCAATTTTAATCGGTAGCATTATGAATATTTTTAATCCTTACAGACGTAAAGCCCGCATCGTTTATGATGTGATAGACTACAACCTGTTTTGCGATGCTGAGACAGCGCAGTTACGCAGATTGAGAGGCGACGATGGCCTACCAATTCACTACGTTGTGAAGGTACAGGTGAAAGTCTGGATTTTCTGGGTGACGGTTTGGAGTGAAACCACCGATTTCTCAGATGGTGACAGCCGCGAGATTATTAACCACCGTGCAGACGAATTGCACAAAAAGTTGGAGGGTACATTATGAGTGATGAGACAAAGAAAATGGAACGTCACACCTACATTGAGGGCGAATTGTTCCCGGAGTTTGCAGCCACCTCACAAGGGGGGGGAATGACCAACCAGAATGTAGCGAGAGCGTAGGTCAATGAAAGTGGCGTTATGCGGAACCTGTATTGCATACCAGGCCGAGGGCTTTTAATTGCCCCGGCTTTGGTACTTGCAATATATCGGGAAACTCAGTAAGCGAGAACAACCCCGGCTGCATAGACTATCGGTATTATAGACATTGGCGACCATGACAGCAATCAAGGAACCAGACTATTGTGTTACGGCAATAAACCGCCTGACACGTAGGCGAGACGTTATTACGCCACCGTGCAGAAAAACTATGGCCGAAAGCCTCAGAGCAAAAACCCTGAGAACCAGGCCAGAGAAACGATCCTACATCTATCCCTCTGTATCACTCTATCCCAAACAACTTGAATTATTTTAATCCAAAGACATTATGACATCAACGAAATTTGAAATAAACAGAAACGTACTCTTACAGGCACTACAGCAGTCAGCCTATGCCGTAATGACCTATAAGGAGTATAACAGCAGAAGCGGTTGGGCAGACGCTTTCAGAAGTTACGTTTTCAAGGTTGAGGCCGACCAAATGGCGATCCTGACAAGTAACGGTGAAATCTTTATGAGCGTTACGATCTCAGTAGGCAACCCGGACGGAGCCACAGCCACATTTGCCCTGTTTGCGCCGCAGTTATTGAAAGCGGTTAAGACCCTGGAAGATCAGCAACTCACTTTTGAGGTGTACGAATACCAGGTAGTAGTACGTCACTCAATCGGCAGCTTTGCATTACCTTTGTCGGAGGGTGCAGCCGAATTTATGGAACGCCCCAAGCCTACCATCAATGAAACCTGGGCCAAAGAGTATGAAATGGAAGCACCAGGTTTGCTTTCGGTACTGAGCAAATGCAAGTTTGCTATGGCCGACGATGAGTTACGCCCCGTAATGAATGGCGTATGCGTAAACATTACTGAGAACTATACCGATTTTGCAGCATCCGACGGCCACCTGTTAGTGAGGATCAGACAGAAGGGCCAGAACGAGAAAAAAGCCATGTGCGTACTGCCTAAGAGAATAGTAAATATTCTTTTGAAGGTACTGCCAAAGACGGGCTTTGTGTTCATGCAGTTAAATGAGTATGAGCCGGACACGAAAGTAGAGAAAGGCGTTAAGACACCCGCCCCATGTTGCAGGATCGCAGTAGATAACATTGAACTTGTATTTTCCCCGATCCAAGGCCGCTATCCTAACTACGACAGCGTGATACCTACCACCCACACAAAGGAGTGCCAGGTAAAACGTATCAGCCTCATCAAGTCAATAGAGCGACTGATGCAGTTTACGCCGGATAGTAGCGGCCTGATCGTCGTTTATATGGAAAACGAGAAAATGCGCCTGGAGACAAAGGACTATGATTTTGCGGTAGAGGCAAACGAGACGATCCCCTGCCAATACAAGGGTGATAAACTCAGAATCGGCTATAAGGATGAAGGTATTATCAAGATACTCAAAAACCTTAATGCCGAGTACGTGACATTCTATTGCACCGACGAAAGCCGGGCAAGCATTGTGCAGCCCACAATCCAGTCAGAGAATGAAGATGCCCTGATGCTGATTATGCCGATGTTGGTTAGTGATGATTATTTTAAAGGAAAGGACTAAGCGATATGATGTTTTCAAGTAATCAAGTTTTCGAGATTTCGGGCAGCATGGATCAGTTACCCATTGCCCTGCAATTCGCTTTGGACTACTCAGACCACGCCAGGGCCATGACACCAAGGGAAATTGAAAGAGGCTGCAAATTGGTTTACCAGATAGGCAAAGACGGTAAATATTGTATCGGTTGGGCCTTCAAAAACATTCAGGAAGGTTGGCAGGAATACCCGTTTGATTTCGACGTGGAAATTGTGGCCCGGATCATAGCGCAGTATCTGGGAAAATTGGAAACTCCCAATAGCGGCTATGAATGGGCAGACGGTAGCACCGATCCAGGCTTTTTGATGAAGGTTATATCATGTGACGATAACATCAAAAACTCATTCTATGGCATTGTGAGTTTTGAGAAATTTAATTGCTTTTACGCGAAATGAAATTAGGGCTATGAGTAAGGAATATGCAGGTGACAACGCCATCCGTCCACTTGAAAAACTGATGAATGACTTTTGCCGTAGTAAGGGCTACGACACTAACCAGGTGTTCACAGATTTTCTTGATTACCTGATATGGCTTTTTAATCCCACAGGCGGTAAAATAGACGGTTGGAAATATAGCAGCGACGAATCTAAGAAATTCTTTGAAATGGCCGGAACCTATTTAAAGATAATGGCACAGCAAACACAGGAATTAGGTTGGTACGATGCTTTCGGTGATCTGTTTACGGCCTTGCATCCAAGCGGTAACGGAAAAGGGCAGTTTTTTACGCCACCCTCAGTTTGCAATATGGTTGCAGCCTGCAATATGAGGGGTGCAAACCTTGAAGAGTATGAGACCAGAACGCCTTTTGGAAAGCGTATCTGTATCAACGATCCGGCAGCAGGCAGTTCACGATTAATCCTGGCAGGCAATAAGGTATTGTTGGAAATGATGAAAAACGATCTGCATTACGACGATATAAAGATTGCAGCCAACAGGCCATATTTGGTAGCGGAAGATTTGGATTATAATTGTGTGAAAATGTCGGCTATTAACATTATGGTACACGGGTGTTTTGGCGAGGCTGTTTGTCACGACACGCTTTGCGAACCCGAAGCCGTCAGAGCAGGCTACATTATCAATGAATCCATGTGGCCGTTTCCTACCAATGTGCCAAGCATCCGAATGGAAATGCGCCCGGAGAGATTTGTTTGCACGTCAAGAATGATTGCTATACGAAAAGCGAAAGAGGCACAGAAAGAAGCCCCGCCGCCACCTGATAAGCAGGAACCGCCCAAGCCCGAACTAACAGAGGCGACAACGAGAAAGAAAAAAGAGTACAAACAACTTGAATTGTGGTAACATGAGAATAATAGAACCCGATAAAGATGCCCATAGATGCCCGATTAACCCCGGCAATACTTTAGACGATATTAGGACAGACGGAACGATCTATTTTGATGATGGGCTAAAGGAAATAAAGAACGGCAAACGCTACTTTAAGAATTGTTGGCGTGCTGAGATCACCATTGCCGGGCAGAGATACAGGCACAGAGGCAAAGACCGTCTTGATTGTGAATCCTGGCTAAAACTTGTCAAGCAAGGCAAGATCAAGCCGACTGACAATAAAGCTGATTGGTGGAGAATGGAGCAACACAAAGATGAAGAGGCCCGTTATGATGAAATGATCGTCACAGCCGCCGAAGAATCTAACTTGTTATATGAATACCACCATACAAATAACCTGGAGCCGATTTTTAAGTACGTCACAGAAAGGTTATTGCCGCATTGTATCTATTATTGTTGCCATACCCTCAAAATGGGCCGTGCCACCTCACTTGATACCGCAGTTACAGCGACCTCAATATTTCTCACAAGGATTGCAGCCGGGAAACCCATTACTAATTTTACGTTTGCAGTCAAAAAAATGCTGAGAGTAAGAAAAGAGACAGGCAGCTTTTCATACTACGACAAACCGCCTAAAGAGGTCAAGATGATGGTAAACAAAATCAATTTCTCAGAGTTAGCAGAAGTGTGGAAAGTAACAAAGGATCGTAGATTATGAGCAAGATACAATTATTATACATTGACCTGTTTTGTGGTGCAGGTGGCACAAGTAGCGGTGTAGAGTTTGCCCGCTACAAAAAGGCGAAGTGTGCAAAGGTGATCGCCTGTGTAAACCACGATAAAAATGCCATTCTGAGCCATGCCGCGAACCACCCCGACGTGATGCACTTTACAGAGGACATCAGAACGCTCGAATTGTCGCCCCTGGTCGATCATCTAAAGAAGATGAAGGCCAAGCACCCCAACGCCCGCGTAGCGTTATGGGCAAGCCTGGAATGTACCAATTTCAGCAAGGCCAAAGGTGGCCAGCCGCGTGATGCCGACAGCCGGACATTGGCAGAGCATTTATTTCGATACATTGAAACGCTCGATCCTGATTATATCTTGATTGAGAATGTTGAGGAATTTATGTGTTGGGGTGATCTCGATGATAACGGAAAGCCTATCTCTATGCGCAAGGGTACAAGTTACCTGAAATGGGTAAACAATGTAAAACGCTATGGGTATGATTTCAGTTACAGGATTTTGAACGCCGCCGACTTTGGGGCCTATACATCAAGAAAGCGTTACTTTGGGCAGTTTGCCAAACGCGATCTGCCTATTGCTTTCCCAGAACCTACCTACGCCAGGAACGGAGGCGGTAATATGTTCGGAACCTTTAAAAAGTGGAAGCCCGTGCGCGAAGTGCTCGATCTCGATGATGAGGGAGAAAGCATTTTTGGCCGTAAAAAGTCATTGGTTGAAAAGACGTTGGAACGAATCTATGCCGGGCTGATCAAGTTTGTTGCGGGTGGCAAAGATGCCTTTTTGGTCAAATACAATTCAATGAACCAGGCAGGCAAATACATAGCCCCTGGCATTGATGAACCGTGCCCGACGGTAGCCTGCCAGAATCGGTTAGGCATTGCCAGGGTGCAATTCCTATCCAAGCAATTCAGCGGTGAGCCGTTCAGTAAGAACATTGGCATTGATGGCCCGGCAGCAGCCGTTACAACGAAAGATCACCATGCCATTGTTTCTACTAAATTCCTTTCGGAGTATTACGGTGGATCAGACCATAATCACAGCGTAGAGGAACCCGCCACAACATTAACAACGAGATCACGACACGCTTTCATTACGGCTTTTTATGGCAACGGCTTTAATCACTCTGTAGAGAAACCCGCCCCGACGATCACCACCAAAGACCGTTTCGGAGTAGTAACTACTAAATTCCTGGATATGCAGTACGGCAACGGCACACCCGCCTCAACGGATGAACCGTCACCCGCCGTTACGACGAACCCGAAACAAAACCTGGTGACAGCCGAGCAATTCTTGATGAATCCCCAATACCAAAGTGAGGGAGGCAGTATTGAAAAGCCGTGCTTTACCCTGATCGCCAGGATGGATAAGATGCCGCCCTACCTGATTTCTACAGACAAGGGTATAGGCATTGAGATTTACGAAGAGGACAGCCCGGCAACCGTCAGGATCAAGGAGTTTATGGCCCTCTATGGAATTGTCGATGTGAAAATGAGAATGTTGAATGTGTCGGAACTGAAAAGGATAATGGGATTTCCAGATACCTATGTACTGATCGGCACACAGGCAGAACAAAAGAAATACATTGGCAACGCCGTTGAGGTGAACATGAGCCGCGTACTTTGCGAGGCATTATGTGAGGCCCTGGATCATAAGTTTAACACCAAAAAGAAGAAAGCACTATGGCAAAATGTTCAATAATCGTAATGGATATAACGGCTGATCACCTCAGACGTTTCTACGATGCCCTGGAGAATGAGGAAACACCGTTTTCCCTTATTATATCAAACGGGCATAAAGGCAAGCGTACTATGTGGCTGAAAGCCGACGTAAACGATATGCCATATTTCAAGCAACTTATAGAAAACTGCAAGGTGTATGAAGTTAGAGCATGATTTTACATTGGATATAGCGACAGCCCACAGCCGACTATCTAAGAAGTGGAAAAATAAGAAGTGGGCCTGGAGTGAGTTAGTGGCCAGGTGTAGCCAGACCAAGCGGACGGATGAATCTATGAAAGAGTATCTGAAAATGACCCGCGAGGAACAAAGCGACATAAAGGACGTTGGCGGTTTTGTAGGTGGCTATCTTTCAGGTGGCCGTCGTAAGACCGATAACGTGATGTGGCGAAGTGTGGCCACGCTCGATATTGATTATGGAACCCTGGACGTTTGGGATGATTTCACTATGCAGTACGGCTTTGCGGCTATGCTCTATAGTACCCACAAGCACACCAAGGAGAAACCACGTTATCGCCTGGTTTTCCCGCTTTCACGTAGTGTTAAGCCAGATGAGTATGAGCCTATTTGCAGGAAGATCGCCGCGACGATAGGAATAGACCTATTCGACATTACGACGTACCAACTGCCACGCCTATTCTATTGGCCAAGCACAAGCCGAGATGGTGAATTTGTCTTTGAGGTGCAGGATGGCCCGGCCTGTAACGTCGATGAAGTCCTGGCTACCTATGTGGACTACAGAGACGCGACACAATGGCCGATTTCCAACAGGGAGAGTGAGGCCGTGATGCACGAAATGAAAAAAGCGGGTGATCCGTTGGAAAAGCCTGGCTTGATAGGTGCATTTTGCAGAGCCTACACAATAGAAGAGGCCATTGAAAAGTATCTGGGTGATGTGTATGAGCATACTGCCACCGATGGACGCTATACCTACAAATTGGGTAGCGTAGCGGGTGGCCTGGTATGCTATGAGGGAAAATTTGCCTACAGCCACCATGAGACAGACCCGGCAAGTCAGCAGCTTTGCAACGCTTTCGACCTGGTGAGAATACATCTTTTCGGTGTGCATGATGAGGGAACCCGCCAGACAGACGTAACCAAATTGCCCTCATATCTGAAAATGCAGGATTTCGCCGCCAAGGATAAGACGGTCAGGGTATTGTTGACGAAGGAACGCCAGGCAGATGTGGAAAGTGACTTTGACGGCCTTGATCTGGACGGTGCAGATGGCGCAGTTAGCGAGAAAAGTACCGATTGGATGGCTGATCTGGAATATGACCGAAAGGGAGCCATTAAGTCCACTACAAAGAACATCATTACGATACTCGAAAATGACCCGCGTCTGGCAGGGCATTTGTGGCACGATCTGTTTTCCGGCTTTGACCTGATCCGTAACGGTTTGCCCTGGGATCGTAAGGCCGTTCAGTGGGGAAACCGTGACGATGCCAATTTGAGGGTGTATCTCGATGAAAACTATGGTGTGACGGGTAAGGATAAGGTGAAGGATGCCAAAGATGCCGTATTTACAAGGCACAGGGTACACCCGATCCGTGACTACCTGGGTGGCCTTGAATGGGATGGAACGCCGAGACTTGACACGCTGATCATTGACTACCTGGGTGCAGAGGACACGGCCCTGAATCGGGCCATGACACGAAAGCACTTTGTGGCAGCGGTGGCCAGGGTGATGAATCCGGGATGCAAGTACGACTATTGCCTGATCGTGACGGGTGCAGAAGGTATTGGTAAATCTACCCTCTTTGCCGTGATGGGTGGCGAATGGTTTAATGATAGCCTGGTGACTATGGAAGGCAAAAGCGGTATGGAACAAGCCAGGGGCGGTTGGGTAATCGAATTGCCTGAGTTGGGCAGCATCAAACGCTCAGACGTTGAGCAGGTAAAAGCCTACATCAGCCGACAGGATGATACCTACAGGCCCGCGTATGGTACGGTAGTAGAGAAGCACCCGCGCCAATGCGTTTTCTGTGGAACCACCAACGAGACCTATTTTCTCAAAGGCGATACGGGAAACCGCCGTTTCTGGGTGATGGCCGCTAATCCTGATCAGCGAAAGCACGAAGATGTAAAAGCCGACCTGGCAGAAGAGCGTGACCAGATTTGGGCCGAAGCCGTACAAAGGTGGCGTGAGGGTGAAAAACTCTATCTGCCTAAAGACCTGGAAACCGAAGCCCGCCAGAGACAGGCCGACTATAACGATGAGGCCGACGATCCTTTGAAGGATATGCTATCTACATACCTTGAAATGAAGTTGCCGCCTGAGTGGGTCACCTGGGATATTAAACGCCGACGTGCGTACATTACTGATCCCGACCCATTGGATGCAGCAGGTACAGAGACCCGTGACAGGGTTTGTGTGGCTGAATTTATTTGTGAGCGTATGGGAAAGGATATGAGCGATAAGGATTATAAGTACACAGCCCGAAAGGTTGGCCGCTTGATGGACGATCTGCCAGGATGGGAACGTATGGGCGTATCAAAGCACGCACAGGCCATTTATGGTGTTCAAAAGGCTTTCCGAAGGGTGCAGAACTATTGCGAAGATGATGATTTATGATGGTAAACGAAGTAAACCAAATGCCGCGAAATGGTAAACCAAGTAAACCAAACTACATTTTTTAACAATTAGTGAGGTAAACCAAGTAAACCAAAGGTAAACCAAATAAAAACGATTTAGTTTACCGAAAAACCCCGATAAATAAAGGCTTTGCGGCTATGGTAAACCAAGTAAACCAAATATTTTATAAAAATGTATAGTTTATTATTTACATATAAAAACGGATATAGACAGAGCACCAACGCGTGTACGTGCGCGAGACACAAAAACGTAATCGCCCGTAAAGTTACGCGTGTGTGCGCGAGGATTTAGTTTACCTTATAAAAATTTGCAGAATATGAAAAAGAGTATTGAAAACATAGTGAGACATTCCGAAGTCTCAGAAAAGGCAATAGAAGCGTATCTGAATAAACGATGCAAGGAAAATGGTTTGCTTTGCCTCAAATATTCAAACGCTAACGTGACGGGCTATCCTGATCGCCTGGTTTGTTGCATCAATGGTAAAGTGATCTGGGTAGAACTGAAAAGCAAGGGAAAGAAGCCCACGAAACTACAGGAGATCAGACACCAGGAACTAAAGAGAATGGGGCATGATGTTTGGGTGATCAGCAGTAAGCCGGAAGTTGACGAACTGATAGGTTATATAGAGAGTATAGCACAATTACGTTTCGAGATAGACGGTATAAAGGTTAGAGAGTATTTAGAATCAGCGGACTTACGTATAAAGAAACAGGACGTATGAAATTCAGACCTTACGAATATCAGCAGACAGCGATCAAGTGGATAATAGATAATCCACGTTGCGGCTTATTCCTGGATATGGGATTGGGTAAGACGGTTAGCACCCTGACAGCGATACAA